AACGGAAATCGAGTTGGTGTGATGGGGTTTGATTCAGATTCCAAGCTGCGCATACGAAACAGCAATAATACTGAAATGGCTGAAATAGATAAAGACGGTACTGTCAGCGCAAAATATTTTAAGCAGTCTCAGTCTGGAACGCTCCTGGCTGAAAGCTCAACAGATGAAAACAGTCTGACGGTAACCAATGCTGAGATAGCAAAATATTCACTGCTGTATATGGCTGCAAGCTGGACTCAGCAAGAGACGGTAAACTTTTGTGATGTGATTCCGATTTCTGCTATTGCGGCAGGAGCGGTATTTACAAAGCAAGTTTATACGGGTACAAGGATTTACACTTATACGGTCACCTGTACAAGTGCAGGAGCATTCACATTAACGCAAAGCAACTCTACAGGTACAGCAGGTACGTTGAGATTAAAATTGTATGTTATTTAGGAGGTGTAACTTATGACGGAAATAATAGTAGCCTTGATTGCATTGATCGGTACTCTCTGCGGTTCTCTTGGAGGCGTATTGGTATCGTCAAAAATGACAAATTATCGGCTTTTACAGTTGGAAAACAAAGTTGCCGAGCATAATAATTTTGCCAGAAGAATGCCGGTTGTTGAAGAACAAATAAAAGTTGCAAATCATAGAATTGACGATTTGGAAAGGAAGAATGAACATGAGTAATTTTTTAAAGAAACCGTATGTGAAAAGAGCATTGAGAACATTTTTACAGACAGCAGTCGGCTACATAGCGGTAAATATCGCCGCAACTGATCTGACTGTAAAGTCCGCTGTTTTGGGATTGGCTGTTTCAGCTATCTCGGCAGGGCTTGCAGCGGTTATGAATTTGAAGGAGGGTAATTAATTATGAAAAATTATATTGGAACGAAAAGAATAGAAGCAGAACCTATGACAAGAGGAGATTACAATAAATATCGTGGCTGGACTATACCAGCTGATGAAAATCCAGAAGACGAGGGATACATTGTAAAATATTCTAATGATTATATTTCATGGTCACCTAAACAAGCATTTGAAGAGGCATATAGCGAAATCGGTGAAAATCCGCTGTATGACACTGCATTGTTGATGAAAAGTAATGATTTTAAAGACAGATTTAGGGCAGAATATTATCAGCTGAAAATTAGAGCAAATGGGTTAAAAACTATGCTTAAAAAATATAAAAATAATACGCTCCCATTTAAACCTAATTGTACATATGAATTACTTTTTACGCAGCTTGTTTATATGGAAAATTATATAATCGTGTTAGAGGAAAGAGCAAAAGTCGAAGATATAGAACTATAATCTTAATAGAAAACAGTTGACATATTTCCACAATTGATGTATAATAATAAAAAAGGGGCATACCGATAGACGGTCGCTCCCAATCATTAAGAAGTTATATAAATAACCGCCTATGTGAGAGTATGGCGGTTATTTCCTTTTATGAAAAATTGCGTACATAAATGTTGCAAATGCTATAAAGACAGATGCAAATTGGAATAATTCACTCCATGTTACGTAATTATTCATAGTAAATCACTCCCTTCCGGGAGCAGGATTGACCGCCTACCGTTTCAGGTATGCCCATAAACATTATTATACTATAATCGGCATAATATGTCAATATGCACTCTGATTTTACAGGGTGCATTTTTTATATTTAAATTTAAGAAATGAGGTAAATAAAAATGAGTAAAAAAGTATTTATAGGAGTAGGGCACGGCGGAACAGATTCCGGAGCGGTTAAGTACATAGTCGAAAAAGAGTATACACTGAAAACAGCCTTTGCGCTGTCTGAAATTTTAAGCAAATACGGAGTTGATTTCAAGCTGTCACGTACTCAGGATATTGATACTGATATGGACAGTAAAGTCGCAATATGTAATAAATATGCTCCTGATCTGGTTGTGGATATTCATTTCAATGCTGGAGGCGGACAGGGCTTTGAGGTATATTACAGCCGTGTGGGAGGTACGTCAAAGACGTTAGCAAACAATATTAATACAGAAGTAAAGAAAATCATGTCGAGCCGAGGTGTTAAGACTAAGCTTGGCAATGGCGGTACGGACTATTTTGCGATTATCAGAGAAACGGCAGCCCCAGCGGTACTTTTAGAGGGCGGCTTTGTCGACAGTAAAAAGGACGCTGATTTCATCAAGTCCAATTACAAAAAGCTTGCTGAGGCATACGCTAAAGGTATTTTAAAGACGTTAGGTATTTCTACAGCAGCAAGTCCTGCAAAGCCTATACTGGACAAGACAGGCTATAAAAAAGGCGATAAGACTATTGGCGTGTTATCGCTGAAAGAATTACTATTGACAGCCAAAACACTAGGCATTAACAAATACGGCATGGACAAAAATAAGTCTTTCGGTACTGGTACACTGAATGCTGTAAACTATCTGTTAGGCGTGTGGGGATATCAGCAGAATGGTATTGCGGGGGAAAACTTCATTAAGCGCTTACATACCGAGATTGATAAGAAAATAAAATAGTTTTTGGAGGTATTTATATGAAAAGCTTTATTCCATGGGTTGGCGGCAAGAGCCGCCTTGCAAAGAAAATCATATCAATGTTTCCGGATAATTTTGACAGGTACATTGAAGTGTTCGGAGGCGGCGGTTCTGTACTTTTTGCCAAGGACAAACATGCTCCGCTTGAGGTATATAACGATATAAACGGTCAATTAGTAAATTTATTCAGGTGCGCTCGCTTTCACCGTGGAGAATTACAGCGTGAAATTTCAGGCTATTTTAATTCAAGAGAAATTTTTGAAGATATAAAGGCGCAGATAAATGTCAGAGGTATGACCGATATCCAAAGAGCAGCAATGTTTTATGTACAAGTTAGGCTGAGTTATGGAGCAAAATGCAAAGAGTATGACGGTAGTAATAATAGCAGAAAACTTTCATATGATTATTTGACTGAAATTGAAGAACGTCTTAAATCTGGTGCAGGAGTTGTTATTGAAAATGAAGATTTTGAAAAATTGATAAAGGTTTATGACCGTCCGAATGCACTTTTTTATTGCGATCCGCCGTACAATACTAAAGAAAAAATTTATAATAATCCGTTTACCCAAAATGACCACGAACGCTTAAAGAACTCTTTAAGCAATATTAAAGGACGGTTTATTCTCTCTTACAATGACGATGAATATATACGTGAATTGTACAAGGACTACAATATTACGACTGTTGAAAGACAGAATAATCTTTCTAGTGGTACATATAAGGAACTTATCATAACAAATTATTGATTTATATTGATAAGTCAAAAAAGTGTGGTATAATTAATTTGCTATGATAATTATGCCGCAAAAATACACAGCTAAGCCCGTCGGGATTTTCCTGACGGGCTTTTTGTTTGTATGTTATTAATTGTTGAAAAATATTTGTGCATTATACCAATGTTTATTTTTTGGAAAAAGTTTTATAATATATAATAAGGGAAAATGTTTGTATAAATTCCATTAATCTTCTATAATAATAGGACGTGAAAAAATGAATAAATTATCTCAAGAAGAAGCAAATGAACTAATAAACGCACTTAAAAGAAAAATAGAAGAAAAGATTTTTTATTTTCCACATGAAAAAGGAAGATTAGAGTTTAACGTATTGTCAGATGATGAAAAAGAATTCGTTGTAAACATACAACGAAAAGGGATTCGCAACGATAGTTGTACATATCAAGGAAGATTAATGGGACTGTCTTAATGAGATTAGACATAAACCCAACTGCCAAACATTTTGATAAAAAAACAGGACAATATATTATCGGACCACATTTACATATTTATTCAGAAGAATACGGTAATGAAGCAATTCCATTTGACGTAAACAATAAAAATTTATATGAGTTATGTTTTGAATTTTTTAAGAAATTTAATGTTGTAGAACTACCAGAAATATATTGTCAAAATGGATTAAAATGATTTAATTTGAAAAAAATAATATGAGGAGGTAAAATATATGGATATTCAAAAAATGATTGATTCTTATGCAAATTGGATTAAAGAACGCATTACATTTGAAAAAGTAAATGAATATTATGAAATTACTACCCCATATCTTGATCGCTTTGATGATTTTCTCCAGATTTATGTTAAGCAATTAAAAGATGGAACGATTTATATGACAGATGATGGTTATATTATAGGTAATTTATTGTCTTGTGGATTGTCATTAAGAAAAAATTCTAATAAATTTAAAATACTTGAGCGAATTGTAAATAATTATGGTTTACAATTAAAAGGAGAAGAAATAACCACTAAAGCTGAATTAAATAATTTTCCTTTAAAGAAACATTTGATGGTTCAAGCCATGCTTTCGGTTGATAATATGTTTGAATTAAGAAAAGAAAATGTAAAAAATCTATTTCTTGAAGATGTAATTGAATATTTTGATAAAAATGATATATTTTATACTCGAGATTTTTCTATTGTGGGTAAAACAGGCAATATATATAGTTATGATTTTCATTTCCAAAGGAGCAAAAATAATTCTAATGAAAGATTTTGCAGGACTATTAATAAGTTAAATAAAACAATTAGAGATTCCACAATATTCAATTGGATTGATACAAAGGAAAAGAGAACTGATAAAAGTGAGTTAATCGTAATATTGAATGATGAAAATCAAATAAATAAAACGGATGAAAATGCATTGAATGAATATGAGATACAAACAATCAAATTTTGTGATATAGGAAAATTTTTATCATGCTTTATATGATAATTCAAGCGGCACGATCACTCCTTGCCGCTTTTTTTCATGTCTTTAAAAGTCACATTTCAAAACTTAAGCCTATCTGGAGTAATCCCGATAGGCTTTTTTGTTTTATTAGGACTCCTTATTTTAGAAGTCTTATTTTCTTCACTCAATCCAGATTTGGTGTCAGTAACTTTCTGTCGGATATGCAATAGAAGTAAGGGTCACATTTGAAATGTTACCCTTTAGGCAAGGGTGCGATTTGAAATCATACCCTTAAAATAAAATTAAGCCATCAACCATACACGAGCGACAAATTGCCCGTTCTCCTCAGTGAATTCAGTTTTGCCGTTGTATTTTTCTGCTCTGCTTTTTACGCTTTTAATACCTATACCATGATTTTTAGTATCAGATTTGCTTGTCTTAAGGGTTTTATTTCCAGAAAGAACTGATCCTTTTATTGTATTGGATATTTCTATTCTATAAGAGTTATTGATGTAGTCTAAATTAATTCTTATATCATAATCATTGCATTCGGTATACGCTTCAATTGCATTATCTAACAGATTGGCTATAATAGTACATAAATCAATTATGTCTATGTTGGCTATTTCCTCTTTTTTACGGAACGTTTCATCAGCCGCACACGTAAAATTAACATTTTTTATTTTACTTTTGCATTTAGTATATTTTTGCTGTATGATAGCATTTAAATATACATTTTTAATATCTGTATGTAAAATATCTGTTACTTGTAAATCATTGATAATCTGTGAAAAATGTTTTTCTAACTTTGCATAATCATGTTCCTGCAAAAGTGTTGTGGTAGTTAGTGCTACATTTTCCATGTCATGTTTTATTTTACTGATCTCTGCTTCTTGTTTTATATAGTTATCTAAATTTGTTTTCATAGCCTGATTTTCAAGTTGGTAAAATTTTATTTCTTCCGCTTTATATCTGTTTTGTGCGGAACGCAACAAACAGTGTAAAACTAATGCATTTATAGCAAGCGCTGCCAAAGAGCTTACGGTGATAACAATAGGTTTAAATTGATTTATGTTCGTCTGGAAAATATACAGTCCTATTGCAAATGAGATTGCGCTAAGCAATAGCATGGAGAACCATTCAAAGTTATTTAGCCTGAAATCAGCGTGTTTTAAATTGTGCTTGTACCATTTATAAAATACAAAAGTTAATAGAAAATATAATACTTTAGTCAATACTAAAATAACAATTCTGATGAATCCTTGCATATAAATAGTTGTGTGTACCGAACTATTTAAAATGCCGCTGAATATAAGCATAACAGGAATATTAATTAAAAAAATCATATAATTGCTGATGAACGATATATAACATTTCAGAAACACCGTTCCTTGCAAAAACAGCAATGCGTATATAAAACTAATAAGTATTTGCAGTATGCCTGGGAATGTTTCTGCGATTTTGGGCGGCAAATAATTAACAAGAAAGATACAGTCAATAAACACTGCCAATGTATAAATTATATATTTTAAATATTTATGTCTAGGGTTTTTATAACCCAATACCAAAGTTGTAAAGCCGGTGATTATAATGCACTCTACTAAAGATGCAGCATTTTCAATCAAGCTCCACATATTTATATTTGATTCCTCCTAAGATATAAATATTTATTTAATATGTCATGATATTTTCTGTCACTGTAATTTAATTTTTCTCCATTTTTCAAGATAACTTTATCTTTAATGGTGTCTATGTATCCAAAATTAACAATTGTATTTCTTAGTATCCGAATAAATCTTTCAAATTTAGAATTGTTAACTATGTCTTTTATACTGTTTCGTTCACATAATATTCTATCCGTTAGATGAAAATACGCATAATGATCTCGCACCTGCACATATATAATATCTTTGACTAAAACATTTAATATTTTGCCATCGTTGTGAATTTCATAACAAAGTTCATTGTATTTTTGTTCGGCAATTAGTGCGTCAAATGCGGCATATATTTTTTCTTTCCCTGCAATCTTATATATGTATTTATATATTTTCAAATCACATGCGGAATCCCCGTGACTATTGTTGCTGGAAAGAAACATTAACGTCATATCATTGTTGAATTTTCTAATGTCCTTTGCGGCGTCTATGCCGTTGTAATTTGGCATTTCTATGTCTAGTACTGCAACATCAATTTTATTGTCTAGCGAACAACATTCACTGACAAGATTTTTTGCGTCATAAAATTTAAAAATGGAGCAGCTTAAACCATTTTCCTCAAAGTATTCGTTTACGATTTTCGAAAAATAATCTACAAAAACAGGCTCGTCGTCACATATAGCAATATTCAAAAAAATCCCTCCTTTATGTCTATTATAGCAGGAGGGAAGAAGTAAGTCCACTGGTATTTTGTGGTATTCAATTATATATCTCCTTTTGTAATTTGGCGGTCCTAGTTGTAAAAGGAGATAATTTATATTTGATAAAGAATTTCAATAGATTGGGTTTTCTTCATGTAAACAATTTGACGTACAAAACTTCTCAGCGTTATATTTTTAATACTTTCGCTACAATTTTCATCCTCTAGGATGTCAAGACTCTTTTTAATAGTTTTACTTAATTTTTGGAAATCATCCTTTTGGCTAGATTCAGGCTTTTTATTTTTTTCGAGTTCAGCAATCGTTTTAAGGATTTTTTCTTTGTTTATGCGGTACTCCTCAAGGGAATCAATTCCGGCTTCATAGGCATCTTTAACACGTTCAAGTTTTTTTCTTTCTTTTGCTATCAGAGTCGGAGTTATGTCTTTATTATCTTGTTCTTCCGCAGCTTTTTTATATATTTTAAATTGCTGCGTTTCGAGGTCACTTTTTAATGCACTTATCACAGAGGAATTAAGTTTACTCAAACTTACGCTGTGCGAAACTTCGCATGTGCCTTTGGAGTACCTATTGCACTGGACTCTGTTATTTGTTGCATATACCAAAGCACCGCCGCAGTTGCTGCATTTGAGAAAACCTTTGAGCATAAATTCATTAGAAGATTGCCTTGAATGCTTAGGGAACAGCTTTTTCTTTTCAAGAATCATGTTTTGAACCTTATCAAAAGTCTCTTGATCTATAATAGGCTCATGCATACCACGACTTATTATTGTGTCCTTACAATTATAGTCGCGTGTTTTGGTTTTTATGGGAGTCCATGTTAATTTACCTGTGTATACTACATTCCGTAAGACGTATTCAACGCCTCTGTTTTCCCACTTGTTTCCGTGCTTAGTTTTTATCCCCATTTTATTAAGTTCTTTTGCGATTTCAAGACAACCTTGACCTTTTAGATACTTATCAAAAATCATCTTAACAATGGGAGCAGCTTCGGGATCAGGTATAAAAACATTGTCTTTTATGTCATACCCAAAAGGTGGAGCACTAACAACTTCGCCCCGCTGCGCCTTTTCGGTCATACCTCTACGAACTTCTTCGGCAAGATTAATGCTATAGTATTCGTCCATTGCTTCAATTAAGGCTTCAATTAGTATTGACGTCTTATCTTCTCCAAGTTGTTCAGAAACTGAAATAACATCTATACCACATTGTTTGCGGAGCATAGATTTATAAACTATACTGTCTTCACGGTTACGGGCAAAACGGCTGAACTTCCACAATAATATAACATCGAACTGTTTCGGTTTCATTTTTGCGGTACCGATCATTTTCATAAATTCCGGACGTTTTTCAGCTTTTCTGCCACTAATGCCCTCGTCAATAAAAACAAATTCTTCCGGTAGTATCATGTCATTTTTACGTGCATAATCTCTTATAGCCTTTAACTGGCTGTCTGGTGAATATTCAATTTGATCATCAGTTGAAACACGTATATATGCAGCTGCTGTTTTCATTTTAACCTCCTTGTATTTACATGTCTTGCCAACTGGCAAGTTTTTTTGTGTATTTTTCACATATCATAGTGTTGATTTTTGACATTTTAAAACTTCTACGGCACGAAATGCAACTTCTACGACAAATCTATTGCAATCTGAAATTTGCTGAGTATAATAATAACTGTAATCCGGATTCGACAAAATACGATGGAAGGAGGCATTATTATTCTTCATCTTTAGCCAGAAAATTAATATACTTATTAGCCGCTTTTTGACCGAATGGATCTAAACTATCATATTTATTTATAGTATCTTCACGCAGTTCTTTTAAATACATTTCCTGACGTTGTGCTTCATCTTCAGCGGATTGGTTAAGGGTGTTTTCGATATAGAACAATTTTGAAACATCAATATCCAACGTATCAGCT